TACTTTCGCTGGTGTCATGAACGGTCGTTTCAAGGTTTATGTTGATCCATATTCCGCCAACGTTACTGCAAAGCAGTTTTACATTTGTGGTTATAAGGGCACTTCACCTTATGATGCTGGCTTCTTCTACTGCCCATACGTTCCTCTACAGATGGTTCGCGCGGTTGGTGAGAACAGCTTCCAGCCCAAGATTGGTTTCAAGACTCGTTACGGTCTTGCTGCTAATCCTTTTGCGGGCGCCGGTGCAGTTTCTGCTGGTGATACGGTCAATACCGATGCATCTCTTGATGCAAATACCAACGCTTGGTATCGTAGGGTTCAAGTCACGAATCTCATGTAAACTTAACTACAATAAAAAATGTGACTATAAACTTAGAGGGCACTTTCGGGTGCCCTCTTTTTTTATGTATCAATTAAAATCAATAATTCATTTAGTATAAATAAATATAGGAACCTACCATATAAAGAAGGGAAGTGGTTAATGAAAATAGAATTTTTTAGATGGTGGTTATTTATCTGTCTTTTAACAGTTGGTGCTTATTTTGGGATACATTTTGACGTATTTAGTACAATTTTTAATGTTGATAAAACTTACCTATCATCTGTAATTTCAATTTTATTTGTAGGTTCTACTATTCTAACAGGATATAGAACTTGGCTATTCAATTACCGAAACATTTATACAGACACTAAACTTGGATGGTTTTGCGGTGAAATTATGTTTTCTTTAGGTATGGTTGGAACTCTTATTGGATTTGTATTGGTATTTGGTGATGCTTTATCACACATAGACTTAGAAAATCAAGACAATAAAGCTAAGATTATAGCAGATATGGGTATTGGTATTTCAACTGCAATTTACACAACTCTTGCTGGATTGGTAGGTACACTTCTTCTGTGGACACAACTAATAAATTTAGAGTATGGAATTGACCATTATGAAGAAGAATAAGAAAAAGAATAGTGTTAAAGTAAGATATTCATTTCGTACAGGAACAGTTTTTAGAGATATGTTATATCTCTTATCTTTATCCTTTGCAGTTCTTTTGATATATGCTCTTATTCAAATACAGCCTCCCGCTAAAAAAACTGAAGTAGAACGAAAAGCAGAATTTTTGATAATTCTTGAATGGGATGATAGGTCTTCTGCTGATCTTGATTTATGGAATATGGACCCATTAGATAATATTGTATGGTTTAGAAACAAGACAGGGGGATTTCTTCATCTTGATAAAGATGATCTTGGTACGAGGAATGACAAAATAATAGTTAATGGAGAAGAAAAAATTATCTATATAAATCGAGAAGTTGTTACGATTAGAGGTATTGTGCCTGGAGAATATATTACTAATGTTCATGCATTTAGAATATTAAGTGGAACTATAGTGAGTGGGTCTGTGCGGCTCTTGAAACTTAATCCATATATAGAATATGCTACCGAACATTTTGTTTTTAAAAATAAGGGAGATGAAATTACTGCTTTCCGATTTAACATAGATGAAGATGGATATGTAATAGATATAAATCAAGACCCACATAGGTTTATTAACAATCACCCAGGGCCGCCGCTATGATCTATGGATTAATAGTTACAATTGTTTTAATATTGACATTTTGTTTTTGGTTTATGATATCGTTCAGAAAGAATAGTTTAACTCTCTTTTTTATGATTCCTATTATTTTTGGAAGTGTTGCATTAGGTCATTTAACACATCAACAAATATTAGGTTACCCCACTGAAATAACCCCTGTTGGAGAACATAGATTAGTTTCTTTTCATATCGTACCTAAAACTGATATATATGTATGGATTTTAAAATCAGGAGAGACGATTCCTAGAGCTTACAGAATTAATTATAGCGTAGAGGCTCGTAAAAACTTATTTAATTTCGGTAAATTATTAAAGGATAATGAGATTGTAATTATTGATTTTCTAGAAGATGAAGAAGACCAACAAAGCGAGTTTGAATTGTATAAACTCCCCAGACCAGATTGGTTAGAAAAATAAAAAGGATATTGTGTGTCACTTCTAATGTCATATAAATAGTAGTATGGTAACAAAAACATCTCCATTAGCGAGACAACCAGATAAACTGGATTACGCAAGTCCAACACAATTTCGTTTCGGCATACATCAATTACCGAAAGTAGAATTCTTTGTGACAGCAGTAAATATCCCTGGCATATCTTTAGGTACTGCAACATTAAGTACGCCCTATAAAGATATTCCTTTGCCAGGAGAAAAGTTGGATTATGTCAATTTATCAATTGAATTTTTGGTGGATGAATATCTTGAAAACTATATAAGTTTACATAACTGGATGACAGGCCTTGGTTTTCCTCAAGATCGTGAGGAGTTTAAAACCTATAGAGATGTTACTTCTAACACCCCAGCGACCCCAGCAGGCCCGGTTCAAACTGATATTGGTAAAGTGGGGAGGGCTACACCAGATAGAGCCATGTATTCAGATGCTTTTATTATGATTATGTCTAATAAGAATAATCCTATTTTGGAAATTACTTTTCAAGATATTTTTCCTATTTCTCTAGGAGACTTAGCTTACACTCAAGCAGCTACGGATGTAGAATATCTTTCAGCATCAGCAGAGTTTGCATACAAAATTTATACAATGACAGCATTATAACTTTAACAACGGAAGATTATGAATTTAGACCAATTGAAAATTGAAGCGAATCAAGACTTGCCTATAATAGATCAAGAACACTTAGACCAAGAAGCATTTAAAAACCAAACAATCGCTCCTAAGTGGTTAGAGTATAGAACTAGGTTTAAGAGCTTATTGGTAAAAAATAAAGGCGACTACCAGAGATTATATAGGCAAAAATGGGAATATTATGGCGGCAAGTCTGACGCAAAGATTTATGTTGCAAAACCTTTTGATTTGAAAGTTCTCAAAACCGATCTTCATATGTATATTACCTCTGATGAAGAAATTATAACGCTATCAGATAAAATTAGTTATTTGGAAATTGTCATTGAGTTTATTGATGGCATTCTAAAGTCTATTGACCGGCGAGGTTGGGATATTAAAAATGCTCAAGATTGGAAAAGATTTGAAGCAGGAATGATATGAAACAGGATTAAGTTATCATTTATTAAGAAAGGAAAAGATGATGATAGATTATTTACTTACACACATTGATAAAAATTTTATTCAAGAAATTTTATCACACAAGAAAGATACTTTGGAAGATGGTTGTATTCATGACTCTTCTGGTCTAGTCAAAAGACGATCAAATATTACTTGGTTAGAACATCCTATTGGCGGCCCTTCCAGTAGTGGTAAAGAAGGTCTTACTCAAGAGATTTTTAGAATGGTTGAAGATATTAATAAGGATAGGTGGCAATGTAAAATTGATACCATTGAAGCATTACAATATTCAGAATATACGGCAGATGTAAGTGGTGAATATGGTTGGCATCAAGACATTCTTGGAAAGCCTTATTCAGACGGAAGAATACGAAAAGTAACATTTTCAATTCTTTTAAATGATGATTATACGGGTGGAGAATTTGATCTAGAAATTTACGGCCCGGGCCATGAACAAGATGGGAAACGATATATAACATTTTCTGCACAAGAGACAGATCAGAATATTTTGTTTTTTGAATCTAATATGTGGCATAGGGTAAGACCTGTTAAGTCTGGTGTTAGGAAATCACTAGTAGGGTGGAGTCTCGGTCCTGCTTAATGATTATCTCAAAGAAAAATGAAGTATATTTAAAGCTATCTGATTTTTCACCATCTCAAGGTCAAGAACTTTCCTTTTTCTTTACGTTTGAAGTACCTGGCGCAAAGTTTATGCCCATGTATAAAAATCGTATGTGGGATGGAAAGATACGATTATTTAACCTAAACTCAGGTGAAATATATGTAGGACTGCTTCCATATATTAAGAAATTCTGTGATAATAATGATATTTCGTATACAATAGAAGAAGGAATTGAAAATGAAAACGTGGTTGACCGAAAAATGGTTAAAGGGTTTGTTAATAGTCTCAAATCTAAATCAAAAGGAAAATTACTTAAAATTAGGAATTATCAATTTGATGCAGTACAACATGCTATTACAACAAATCGGGCTCTTATTGTTTCTCCTACTGCTTCTGGTAAATCTTTAATAATATACTCCCTTGTCCGTTATTACCATATGATGGGCTTAAAAACATTAATACTGGTTCCAACTACATCCTTGGTGGAACAAATGTATTCTGATTTTACCTCTTATGGTTGGAACACCCAATTACGCTGTCAAAAAATATATCAAGGACATGATAAGAATATTACAAAGGATGTTGTAATATCAACTTGGCAATCGATATATAAAATGTCAAAAAAATACTTTGCTCAGTTTGGCTGCGTGATTGGTGACGAAGCTCATATGTACAAAGCTAAGTCTCTTACAGGTATTATGACAAAATTAGATCAATGTAAATATAGATTCGGACTTACTGGTACATTAGATGGAACACAGACTCATCGACTAGTATTAGAAGGATTGTTTGGTGCCGTAAAAAAGGTGGTATCAACAAAAGAACTGATAGATAAGAAAACCTTGGCTGATCTGAAGATAAAATGTATAATTTTAAAACACCCTCCAATAAGAGAGAAAATGTCATATATTGAGGAATTAGACTATATTGTAAGTAATGATGAAAGAAATGCTTTTATCACTAATCTATTATTACACTTGGATGGTAATACTTTATGCTTGTTTCAATTAGTAGAAAAACATGGCAATATATTATACGATAAAATAAAGGATAAAGAAAATGAAAATTTACCTATATTTTTTGTTTATGGTGGAACTTCCACGGAAGATAGAGAGAATATACGAGCTATTGTCAATAAGGAAAAGAATTCAATCACCATTGCAAGCTATGGCACTTTTAGTCAAGGTATCAATATTAGAAATATTAATAACATCGTACTCGCAAGTCCGAGCAAATCTAAAATTAGAGTGTTACAATCAATCGGCCGGGGATTACGTCGCAGTACAACCAAGTTTTCCATTTTAATATATGATCTTGCTGATGATATATCATATAAAGAGAGACAAAACTACACCCTGTTACATTTTATAAATAGATTGAACATATATAATGAGGAACAATTCAATTATGAAATTAAGAAGGTAAAGCTAAAATAATTTGTCAATTTGTCTTGACAAATTCCTTTGGATATGGTATGATGTATTCAGAAATTAAAAAGGTATAGCTAGAATGACTACAAAAGAATCAATTCCTTATAAATTTATAAAATTGTGCAACGGTGACGATATTGTTTGTAAAGTTGAAGATGTTGTCAATTCAGAAACTCAAATAAAAATCATAAGGCCTCTAAAGATGCAAGTGTTGCCTAGAATGATGACAGGTGCTGATGGTGATTCTATAGGCTTATCCAATTGGATAAGTCCTTGGAGTGATTCAATTTCATGTCAGATTGCTTCGAAGGATATTCTCTTAATATCTAATGCCTCTCCTGGTTTAATTAAATACTATGAATATGTATTAGGCCAGATGAAACACCATGAAGAAAATAATGCATTATTAGATGACGATGACGAT